GATGAGCTTGTGATACAAGATAAGACCTTTCGTATTAATTCTATAGAGACAAACTTTAATACTGAGGTTAGTAATTTAGAACTTTTAAATAAATTAACAGATGATTAGAAATATAATAGACCTGTTAAATGCTTCTGATTGGTACGGAGAAGATGAACTAATTGAAATTGCTAAAGGTAAATATTCTGCTGTTGGTAATTATAAAGAAATGAAAGAACAATTAAAACGAGTGAGATATGGCAAGTAAAAAAATACTTATACAGGTTGATATTACTACTAAATCAGCAGAAGTAAATGTAGATAAGGTAGTAAATAAATTAAATCAATTAGAAGGAGCTACTACGAGAGTAACAAAAGCTACTGAAAAAGGTAGAGCTCAGTCTGGATTAAATAATGCTATATTATTAGAAACAGGTCGTTTAGCTTCAGATGCTTCTTTTGGATTTACTGCTATAGCAAACAACTTATCTCAAGTTGTTACATTATTTGCAAGTTTTGTTGAAACAAATAAAGGAGTAATTGCATCATTTAAAGAATTAGGTAAGTCTCTAATAGGTACTGGTGGGTTTTTAATATTAGTTCAGTTATTAATTTCATTTGGACCAAAACTAATGGAAATGCTTACAGGCGTAACTGAAAAAACTAAAGAGCTAAAGAAAATGCAAGAGGAAGCTAATAAAGTTGCTGGAGAGCAAATTGGTAAATTACAAACATTAGTTTCTGTATTAGATGATGCAAGAAGTTCTACATTTGAAAAACAACAAGCTGTTGATGAATTAAACAGAAGTCATAAAAAATTAAATTTAGAATTAGATAAAGAAGGAAATTTAACAGAAAAGTCAAGAAAAAAAATCAAGGAATATATTCCAATGCTTAAACAAAAAGCAAAAGCACAAGCTATAATATCTTTAATACAATCTAAATATGTGCAATTATTAGATTTAGAAACTTCTAGTCTTGGAGATAATATAAGTATGATTGATATTTTTAAAGCAAAAATGTTAGATGCAGTTGGTGTTGATAATACTATGGCTGATGTAATAATTAAAGCTCAAGAAAGAAGACAAAAAGCTATGGATGACATAAAATCAGATATAGCAGAACTTACAGATATGTTAAATGGTCTTGATACAACTGGATTTGAAATGAATGAACAAAAGATTGTTAGAACTTTTGGTAGAATAGGTAGAAGCATAACTTTAGCAGACCAAATAAAAGACATGACTGATAAATCTAAAGATTCTTTAGACGAGTTTGGTGACAACTTTACTAAGTTTATGAAGCAAATGACTAAAGTTGAAGCGTTAGAAACTAAAACAAGAATTAAAATACAACAAACATATGCAAATAGCTTGAGAGAATTATCAAATAGTTTTAAGAATTTAGGATTCTTAACTGATGATATGAAAATTGCAGCAATTATAGCAGAAAAAGCATCAGAAATAGCTAAGGTTATTATAACTACAAAAGCATCTAACGCAGTTATTACTGCAACTTCAAACGCTGCTGCTGCTTTAAATCCTGCTTTGTCAGTACCTATAAAAGCTAATGCTAGAAGATTAAAACTATCAAACAATATATCTTCAGCAGTAAATATAGCAGCAATAGTTGCATCGGCTGCAACAGGAATTAGAGCTATTAGAGCAAAAGGTAATGTGCCAACATCTATTGGAGGTGGTGGTGAAGGAGGAGAAGGAGGTATAGTAGAAGCACCAGACTTTAATGTTGTAGGAACAGGAGGAGCATCACAATTAGCTGCTGGATTAGCAGCAGTAACAGGAAGACCAATAAAAGCATTTGTTGTTAGTAAAGAAATATCATCAGCTCAAGAGCTTGACAGAAATATTACAAATAATGCACAAATAGATTAATTATAAAAATAGATTCAATATGAAAATAGTAGAATTATTAATAGATGAAGAACAATTATTATCTGGCATAGAAGCCATATCTATTGTTGACCAACCTGCAATAGAAGAAAACTTTATCGCTTTATCAAAACAACATGAAGTTAAACTTGCACAAGTAGATGAAGAGAAAAGAATATTAATGGGTGCTGCATTAGTGCCAGACAAAAACATATATAGAAAAGATGGTGAAGATGAATATTATATATATTTCTCAAAAGATACTGTAAGAAAAGCATCTCAATTATTTTTAATGAGAGGTAATCAAAATAAATCTACATTAGAGCATCAAGCTGAATTACATGGATTATCTGTAGTTGAATCTTGGATTATAGAAGATGAAGTACACGATAAGTCAAGAAAGTATGATATGGATTTACCTGTAGGAACTTGGATGGTTTCTATGAAAGTAAATAATGATGAGGTTTGGAATAATTATGTAAAAACTGGATTAGTAAAAGGATTTTCTATTGAAGGATATTTTACAGATAAATTACAAATGTCTGCTATAAATGATATAGAAGATGAAGAAGAAGCAAGAGAAATATTATTAGAGATTGCCAATTCAATACTAGATAATAAATATGAATTGCAAACGTACAGCGATTATGGAAGTGGTGTAAGAAATAATGCTAAAAGAGGTATTGAACTTAATAAAAAAGTAAATAATAAATGCGCTACTTCTGTAGGTAAAGTTAGAGCTCAACAATTAGCTAGAGGGGAGAAGTTATCTGTTGGCACTATAAAAAGAATGTACTCATATTTAAGTAGAGCAGAAACATATTATGACCCTAGCGACAGTAAAGCTTGTGGAACTATATCATATTTATTATGGGGTGGTAAAGCAGGATTAAATTGGTCAAGGGGTAAACTAAGAGAACTTGGTGAATTAAAAATGGCATCAATGGTTGTTGATAAAGACCATGCAATTATAAACGATAGATTGGCATATTCATCAAAAGAAATGGCTGAGAAAATGGCAGGAGATTTAGGTTGTAAAGGAATACACGAACACGAGTTTGAAGGTAAAACTTGGTATATGCCTTGTGAAAAACATTCATTAGATGACCCTTGTCCTAAAGGTTTTGTTAGAAAGGATGGCAAGTGTGTGAAATCAACAGATAATTATGCAGAGGTTGGACCAAGAGGGGGAGTAAGAAAAAGCCCTAAAGCACCTAAATCTGGCACACCCAATAAAAATCCAAAAGGTAAAGGAACAGCAAAAGGAGATGCTTCAGGTAAAAGAGGAGCTAAGGTTTCTGCAAAAGATAGAGCATCTTTACAAAAAAAAGCAGACGATTTTAATAAAAGATATAAAGAAAAATTAGGTTATGGTATAACTGTAGGAATGTTAGCATCTGTATTTCAAAGGGGACTTGGTGCTTTCAATACAAGCCACTCACCTAATGTAAAATCACCCTCACAATGGGCACATGCGAGAGTTAACGCTTTTATGTATTTGGTAAGAAATGGAAGACCACAAAATGCTAAATATACAACAGACTACGATTTATTACCAGCTAAACATCCTAAAAGTAAAAAATGAGAAAACCATTTAAAACACCAAGTAGAACAAGCCCTAAGTCTTCAAGAAGAGCTTGTTTATGCCCAGACGGAACATATTCTATAAAATGTTGTGATGGCTCTTTACAGGCACAAGGTATAGGAAGAATACACGCTGAAGCACCAAAACAAAATATGTATAGAGTTGAGTTTTGTGCTGACGGACATAAACATAATGTTTGGTCTGATACTATAAGTTTAGTTGTAGGTAATGTATATTATTTACAATTAAAAAACTCACATCATACAGGTTGTTATACTGTTCTAAGAACAACAACAGAAGTTGGTTTAGAAATAAACACAGCAACCCTGTACGACAACTGTTCTGCCTGTATAGCTGCAAACTAAAAATCTAACAACACTTTTTCATTTAATTACTTTAATAGTAAAATTAATTTTATAATACTTAATTTATGGAAAAACAAAAAGCTACATCAATTCTAAACGACATCATGGAGAGACTATCTCTAATTAAAAAAGATGACGTTAAAGAAGTTGAGCTTAAAGAAGAAGAAGTTCAGCTTTCTGAGCAGCTTACTGAAGTAGAAGAAATGTCTAAGGAACTTACAGAACTTGCTTGTCAAGAAGAAGTAGTTGCAGAAGAACTTTCTTCTGATGAGGTTGAAGCTGAAAAATTAGAAGAAGAAGTTCCTGTAGAGGAAGTTTCTAAAGAAATTGAAATGGACGAAGAAAAGTACGTTTCAAGAGAAGAATTTGATATGAAAATCAAATCAATTATGGATAAGATTGACGAGATGAAGCTAGGTTACGATAAGGAAAAAGTTTCTATGAGTAAACAAATAGAAGAGCTTTCTAAAGAACCTGCTGCAGAACCAATCAATCAAGGTTCAGAGAATGAACCACTAAAGAAAATATTATATGCACAGAATAGAGCATATACTACTAAAGATAGAGTATTAAACTCAATTTATAACATTAATAATTAAATAGATTAAAAAATGGCTACAACCACTTCAATTACTACTACTTATGCTGGGGAATTTGCTGGTAAGTATATTTCTGCTGCATTAATGTCTGGTGATACTTTAAATAGAGGTAACATCGAGATTAAACCAAATGTAAAGTTCAAAGAGGTAATCAAAAAAGTTGCAACTGATTCTAACGTAATCAAAGATGCTACTTGTGATTTTACTGATACTGCAACTGTTACATTGACTGAAAGAGTTTTACAACCTGAAGAGTTCCAAGTGAACCTTGAGTTATGTAAAAAAGACTTTAGAAGCGACTGGGAAGCAGTTCAAATGGGCTACTCAGTATATGACAACCTACCTCCAAAATTCTCTGACTTCTTAATCGGGCACGTTGCTGGATTAGTTGCTGAGAAAACTGAATCTAATATCTGGGGAGGTGTTAACGGAAACGCTGGTGAGTTTGACGGATTTACAGTTTTAATGGCTGCTGATTCTGACGTAAACGATGCTTCTAATGGTTCTGAAACTTCATTTACTTCATCTAACATTGTTACTTTGTTAAGCAATGTTGTTGATGCAATTCCAAATGCAGTTTACGGAAAAGAAGACTTAAAAATTTATGCTCCACCAGTTGCATTTCAAGCGTATATCAGACACTTAGGAGGATATGGTGCTAATGGATTAGGTGCACAAGGTTATGATAATAAAGGTAACCAATGGTATAATAACAACGCTGCATTATCTTTTGAAGGTATTGAGGTTGTATATACTCCAGGTATGCCATCTGACCACATTGTTGCAGGACAAAAATCTAACTTATTCTTTGGTACAGGATTAATTGCTGACCATAATGAAGTTAAAGTATTAGATATGGCTGACCTAGATGGTTCTCAAAACGTAAGAGTTGTTATGAGATTTACATCTGGTATTCAGTATGGAATCGGTTCAGATTTAGTATTATTAACATTAGCTTAATAATTAAATAATTGTATAACATAAGAAGGGTAGGTGGTATGGACTACCTGCCCTTTTTTATTAAAAAATAAATATTATGGCTTGTGATTTAACTATAGGAAGAAAAGAACCATGTAAAGACGTAGTTGGTGGTATTAGAGCTGTTTATTTCACAGATTTTGGTGAATTAGGCACAATAACATTGACTAATGATGAGATTACAGATATGAGTGGAACATTTACTGCATTTAAATATGAAGTAAAAGGAAATTCATCATTTGAACAAAACATCACCTCGTCAAGAGAAAATGGTACTACTTTCTTCGAACAAACATTAAACTTAACATTACATAAACTAACTAAAGAAGACAATAAAGAATTAAAACTTATTGCTTTTGGAAGACCTCATGTAGCTGTTGAAGATTATAATGGAAATGTATTTTTAATGGGTAGAGAGCATGGAGCTGATGTATCTGGTGGTACAATAGTAACTGGTGCTGCTATGGGAGATTTAAGTGGTTATACACTTACTTTATCTGCTATGGAAACTTTACCTGCTAACTTTGTTGCTAGTCCAACTGCTGCTGACCCTTATGCTGGAATGAGCGCTGCGACTGTAACAGTAACAGTAGGAACTAATTCTTAATAATTAGATATACTTTGTGAATTTAAAAGAGGGGTACTTTATGTATCCCTTTTTTTATGCAAACAATTTATTATATATTTATTATTTATAATATGATAATATTAACAACATCAACAAGTTCGCAAACTTTTAAGATAATTCCTAGAAGTGCACCGAGCTCTGTTACATTTAATCTTACTGACAAATCTAAACGTACTACAAGTGCTGTTTCAGTTTCAGTAAGCAATTCAAACGGGTATATGTCTATTAGCGGTAGTTTTAGTTTAATTGCCAATAGATTTTATTCTTTTGTAGTAAAAGATGGTAATACAATTATATATAGAGGAAGTATATTTTGTACTGACCAAACTGACTATAACGTATTTGATGTTCACTCTGGAGATTATACTACAGAAAACTCATACGATAATGATTTTGTAATAATATGACAAAAAAGACAAACAGAGCTATGAGAAGAAAACTTAGTGCTCCACAACCAAAATTAGAAATACAACAAGGTAAAATCCATGTTGTAAATCTTTCCTCCTATACAAGACCTGAGATTAATGAAAGATATAATCAAGACTGGATTGAATATGGAGATGACAACAATTATTTTAAATATTTAATAGATAGATATAATGGAAGTCCAACTAATAATGCGGCAATAAATGGTATTGCAGAAATGATTTATGGTAAAGGACTAGAAGCTGTAGATAGTAAAGAGAATGAAAAAGATTACAAAGAGATGAAAGAACTATTTACAAAAGATTGCATGAAGAAGATATGTTATGACTATAAAATGATGGGTCAATCTGCACTTCAAATAATCTATTCTAAGGACCGTTCTAAGATTGTTCAAGTAGAACATATACCTGTAGAGACGTTAAGGGCAGAGAAAGTAGATAAACAAGGTGTAATAAGACATTATTATTATGCAAAAGACTGGTCAGAAATAAAAGGCAGTAAAGTGCCAAAAAAAATACCTGCTTTTGGAACAAGTAATGCAGGATTAGAAATACTTTATATCAAACCCTATAGAGCAGGATTTTATTATTATTCTCCTGTAGATTATCAAGGAGGTTTACAATATGCAGAGCTTGAAGAAGAGATAGCGAATTACCATATTAATAATATACAGAATGGTCTTGCGCCTAGTATGCTTATCAACTTTAATAATGGTGTACCTACGGAAGAACAAAGAGAGATGATTGAAAGAAGCATACATGAAAAGTTTAGTGGTTCGTCTAATGCTGGTAGATTTATATTGGCATTTAATGATAGCAAAGACCTTGCAGCTTCTATAGAACCTGTCATACTTTCTGATGCACATGAGCAATACAGATTTTTATCTGATGAATCTATGAGAAAGGTAATGATATCACACAGAATTGTATCTCCTATGTTAGTAGGTATAAAAGATACTACTGGTCTTGGCAATAATGCTGAAGAATTACAAACAGCATCAATTCTAATGGATAATACAGTTATAAGACCTATGCAAGTTACTATACTTGATGAGTTAGAAAAGATATTAATGTATAATGGAATTGAATTAGATATATACTTTAAAACATTACAACCTCTTGAATTTACTGATTTAACAAATGCAATTACTGATGCAGAAATTGAAAAAGAAACAGGTATAAAAAAAGAGGACCAAGAACCAGAACAAGAAGTCGAACAACCTGAAAATATTGAAGAATAATGGCAACAGCACTATTTATAAAAAGGTCAGATATTGTAAAAAACACAGCATTAAATGCTAATGTTGATACAGATAAATTTATACAATTTATTGCTCTGGCACAAGAGATTCATGTTCAGAATTATTTAGGTACTGATTTATATAACAAAATTAGTTCTGATATAATTGCTGGTACATTAAGCGGTGATTATTTAAGTTTAGTAAATGATTACATACAACCTATGTTAATTCATTTTGCTATGATTGAATATTTACCATTTGCGGCATATTCTATATCAAATGGAGGTGTGTTTAAACATAATTCAGAAAATAGTTCTCTTGCCAGTAAAGATGAGATTGACTTCTTAATTCAAAAGGAGAGAGATTATGCTGAATATTATGCACAGAGATTTATAGATTATATGAGTTTTCACGCATCAAGTAAGTTTAGTGAATATTATAGTAACAACAATGAAGATATATACCCTGATAAAGACACAGGGTTTCATGGATGGCAACTATAAAAAAGACATATAAACCTAAACAGGTTAACCAAAAAAAACTATTAACTTATCTGAATAAGATAAATAATAAAACAAATAAATAATGGCTTCATTATCAGGAAATAAAATAAAAGATACTTATCAGTCATTAATCAAATTAACAGATAATGGCAATTTAACCACAGGAGCTAAACAACTTACTGATGGTTTTGGCAATAATTCTCCTTTATATATATCTACAACTCAAATAGGTATAGGAGTAACTCCAGAAGCTACTTTTGACTTGCACGTTTACCAAAATGCCAAAGTAGGAGGTAATTTAACAATAACAGGAGATTTAACAGTAAACGGAACAACAACAACTGTAGGAACAGATACACTATCTGTAAAAGACCCATTAATAGTATTAGCTAATAATAACACAAGTGCAGATTCAGTAGATATAGGATTTTATGGTAAGTACGCACCTAGTGGAACTACTTTATACGCAGGTCTATTTAGAGATACAGGAGACAATAAATTTAAAATATTTAGAGACCTAGAAGATGAACCAACAACTACAGTTAATACAAGTGGAACAGGATATACAGTAGCTACTTTAGTTGGTAATGTAGAAGGAACATTAACAGGTATAATTGCATCTACTACAACAGCAACAACTCAAAGTGCAAATGATAATAGTACAAAAATAGCAACTACGGCCTATGTAGATACTTCAGCAGGTAATTATTTACCATTAGCAGGAGGTACTATGTCAGGTAATATCGCTATGGGTGGTAATAATATTTCTGGTGGAGGTACTTTTACAGCAACTACTTTTAGTGGTCAATTAGATGGAACAATAAGTTCTGCAACTACAGCTACAACTCAAAGTGATGGAGATAATTCTACTAAAGTGGCTACAACTGCTTATGTCGATACAGCTATACAAGGTCACGATACATTAGCAGAAGTTTTATCAGGCGGAAATACTACAGGAGGAACGGACATAGCGGTAAGTACAGGAGATGATATTACTTTTGCTGATAGTAGTAAAGCTATTTTTGGTGCTGGAACTGATTTTAGTATTATGCACAATGGAGCAGAAACTCAAATATCAAACTTTACTGGACTATTACAAATTCAACAAAACGCATCTGGCGAAAATATAACATTTAACTGTCTTGGTGCAGGTGGTGCGCATACTTACATAACTCTAGATGCTACAAATGAAATAGTACAATTTGGTAAAAATGGTAAATTCTCAGATAATGTTAAGGCTATTTTTGGAACAGATGATGATTTAGAAATATATCATAATGGTACAAACGCAGTAATTGATAATGGTACAAATAATATAGTATTTAACGTAGCAGGTAAAACTATAATAAATTCAAGCAGTACAGACAATGAATTAAATTTAGGACACAGCTCAGGAAACTGGTTTGCAAAAGCGACAAACAGCAATACTTTAATTATAGGTAGCGAAAGTAACGCTACAAACAATATAACATTAGATACAACAAATGGTGGAAGTGCAACTTTTTCAGGTAATGTTACCTTATCAAATGCAAGTACTCCTATTTTAAAAGTACAAGATACAACAAATAATCATTATTTGTTTATGGCTGCTGACGATAACAACAGTTTTATGAGGTCAGATGGAACTTTACTTTTTCAAGTTGGTGCTGCTTCATCAACAGTAACTGCGTTAAATTTTGCAGCAAATGGTAATGCAACTTTTGCTGGAGACATAAGCGCATCAGATGTTTTAGCAGGTAATGAGCTTAAGGCAAGTGAGGTAGATGGTGCTTATTTGTTTACTACAAACCCTAGTACTTATGAAGTATATGTAGATGGAGACTTGCACGTTAATAATACTGTAAATATTGGTACACAATCAGCTGCAACTGGTGCTCATAGTCTTGTAGTAAAAACTGCAAGTACAACTGGAACTGTAAATTCACATATTGCTTTGATAGGTGATAGTGCAACAATTGGACAAGGTCCACAAATACTGTTTTCTGAATCAGGTGATGCTCAAGCTTTTGCTGGTGGAACTATTGGGTTTACTAGAACAGGTGGTAATAGTCAAGGTGATTTATTATTTGGTACAAGAGGTACTTCAGGAGATGCTACTACAACCACAACAGAAAGAATGCGTATAGACAGTTCTGGTCAGGTTATATTTAAAGGCACAGGAAATGGTATAGATTTGAGATTTGCAGATATTAGTGCTGCAATATCAAGTCAAACAGCAGGATATATAGGATTAAGCACAAGTGCATATTCAGGTCAAAATGGAGATTTAGTTTTAATACCAAGGACAAGTTCTGCATCTAATATTTTATTAATGCAAGGAAACGTAGGAATTGGAACAACACAACCTTCAATGGAACTTGATGTTCGTAATGATGGCGCTAATGGTATTGCAGAAATAGGTGTAAGGGGTGGAACAGATGGGGCTGGTGTTGTGATGATATCAGGACACGGAACTACTTATGGTTCTACAAGTTTTGACTTAATACAAAATTCTTCAGGCGCATATGTATATAATAGGTCAAATACACTTATGATATTTGGTACTAACAATACAGAAAGAATGCGTATAACAGCTAGTGGTAATTTATCTCTTGCAACTGCAACATCTTTAGATTTTCAAGTAGCTGATTTTGCACAAATTAAGTTTAGAGAATCAGGTGCAATTACAATAGATTCTGACAATGACCAATCTTCAAGGAACTTTCAATTCAAAGATGGAGATGGCACAAGTTTAATGTTTATTGGAGATAATGGAGAAGTAGGTATTGGAACTACTGACCCTAATTCTATATTACAACTATCCTCAACGGGACCTACTGAATTATTATTGAGTGACACTAATGCAGGTTCTAATGTAAAAAATTATGGTATTTTCACTGATACAGGTAAATTACATATTAGAAGATTAACTGATGCTTATAGCGGATTTACACCTACAATAACAGTTGACCAAAGTAATGTAGGAATCGGAACAACAGCCCCTAGCCATTTATTAAGTGTTGGTACAGAGGGAAATTCAAGTGGCAGAAAAATGTCTTTATATTTAGGAGGTACAGATGGAGATTTTGCAGGTATAGGCGCACAAAGAGGTGAAACTAATGCGTTCTGTTCATCTGAAATAAGATTCATTAACGAAAATAATTCAAGTGGACTAGGGGCGTTTGCAATAGCAACTGGAGGTAATACTTTAACAGAAAGATTGCGTGTAGAAAGCTCAGGGCTTACTGTATTAAAAGGTTCAGCTAACCCTCAACTATATTTTCAAACAAACTCAACTACTGATGCAGATATGTTTATTATAAAGGGAGCTTCTTATGTTGGCACTGCGCCTTTTAATGCAAATGAATTAATAGCACAAAATAGTTCTCATATCGCCTTTAAAACAGGTGGTTCAGAAAGAATGCGTATTCAGAACGATGGACATTTATTATTTAATTTAACTACTTATACTAGTGAACCAACAAACAAAAATTTCTTTATTGCAGATGCTATAAGTGGAGCATCAGTTACTATTGGTGGTCATAGTGGAACTCATACAGCAATTTTATTTAGACATAATGGAGCAACAACTCCTGGCTCAATAAGCATAACATCAAGTTCAACAAGTTATAATACATCTTCCGACTATAGATTAAAAGAAAATGTAGTAGAAATGACAGATGCTTTAAATAGAGTAAGTCAATTAAAACCAAGTAGATTTAACTTTATTGCAGATGCAGATAAAACATTAGATGGGTTTTTAGCACACGAAGTACAAGATGTAGTGCCAGAAGCAATTACAGGAGAAAAAGATGGTATGCGTACAGAAGAATATGAAGTAACTCCTGCTGTTTTTGATAAAGAAGGAAATGTAACAGAAGAAGCAGTTATGGCTACAAGAGAACTGCCAGTTTATCAAGGAATAGACCAAAGTAAATTAGTACCATTATTAGTTGGTGCTATACAAGAATTAAAAGCAGAAATAGAAACTTTAAAAGCACAAATAAATTAATATGGCAAATATTTATAATTGGAAAATTAACGCATTAGATGCAAAAATCCACGAAGGGGATAACGACAATGTTATCTACACAGTGCATTGGAGCTTTACGGCTACTGATGAGACAGGCGAGTATTCAGCAAGTAGTATCGGTACTATGGGAGTTGAATATGACCCTGATAATTTTATTCCTTATGCTGACCTAGTAAAATCTGACGTAGTTGGATGGTTAGAAGCAGGATTAAATGTAGATTCTTTAAAAGAAAGTTTAGATAATCAAATAGAGTCAAAGATAAATCCAGTTGACGAAACACTAAGACCAGACTGGGATTAATTTATTATATTTGAATATAACTTAAAATTTAATATAATGTCAAAAATTACAAAAGAAGAATTAGAAACTTTATCAGAATCACAAAAGAAGTATGCTGCAATAAAGCACGACTTAGGACAACTTGAAGTACAGAAACACGGACTATTACATATCTGGGCTTCTGTTCAAGAAGAAGATAATAAATTCAAAAAGGAACTAGAAGATAAGTATGGTAAGATAAATATCAACTTAGAAGATGGTTCTTACGAAGAAATAAAAGAAGAAGAACAAGATAAAAATTAATTAAAATGAGCAAACCAAGTGAAATAGGAGAAGACACTAAGCTAACGCTAGATTTAAAAACAATAGGAATAGTAATAGCAGGAGCAGTTTCACTTGCTTTAATGTACACAGACCTCAATAAAGAAATTGATGTTGCCAAAGAATTACCTAAACCTGAATTAACAAGAACAGAGTATGACTTGAAAGACCAATTAATCAGGGAGACTATTGAAAATACAGCAGAGCAAGTGCAAGAAAACTCAGAGAAACTAGATAAAATAGATGAGAAACTATATGAAATTATACAGAGATGAAAAAAATACTTGCCCTGATTGCATTTTTTGTATTTGCAATATCCAGTAGTCAAGAATATACTATATTACATATTAATAGTTCTTGGAATTGGAAAAACGATTATAAACACCTAGATAAAATTGATGGTGTAAGAGTAGTTAAAGCGTTACTAGAAGAACAAAGCTCTAGTATAAAAAGTCAGATAAAAGCTGTACCTGTAATATTTATATACAAAGACAGAAGTTTAATTGGTAGATGGGATGCAGATATTTCATTGACTATAAAAGCATCTGTTGAAGAAATACAAGCTGTAATAGATAAAAGTAAATATACAAGAGTAGCAACTAACTAATAAATTATGATAAGCGAACATATATCTGAAAAAGAAGCAACTAAAAGTGTTACAGCTCTAAGATTAGGTATAGACAATACACCTAATGGAGATTCTCTAAGTAATATGAAATTAGTTGCCGAAAAAGTATTTGAACCATTAAGAGATTGGGTAGGCGGTCCAATCAAAATAAATTCATTTTATCGCAGTACAGCTTTGAATGAAGCTATTGGAGGAAGTGGTCGGTCTCAGCATTGTCAGGGACGTGCGCTTGACCTAGATGATATATATGGTTATAAAACAAATGCAGAAATGTTTGCATATATAAAGGATAATCTTGACTTTGACCAAATGATTTGGGAATTTGGCAATGAAGATAATCCTGATTGGGTTCATGTTTCTTATGTAAGTGAAGAAAAGAATAGAAATAAAATACTCAAAGCAGTAAGAGATGATGGTAAAACTAAATATATAGATATAACAAATGGCTGATAAAAAGAAATTTAAAGATACTACTGTAGGTAAATTATTATTTGGTGCTGCAACAGTTATTAATCCTGCACTTGGAAATGTGTTACAAGGTGTTACAAATCCAAAAGAAGCTTTAGCAGAAATAACAAAAGCTAAAATACCTACAGATGATAAAATAAAACTACAAACATTAATTTATGAGCAACAAAATAAAGAAATGGAAGAAATTAGTACAAGATGGAAAGCTGATGCAGCTAGTGATAGTTGGCTTAGTAAGAATGTTCGTCCTCTTGTTCTTGTTTGGTGTATTGTGGTGTTTAGTTTTGCTGGTATATTGGATTCAGTTGATTCAATACCTTTTAACATAGGCACTACATGGAACGATACATTTGAAAAGGTTATGATGGCTGTTGTATTAGCATATTTTGGTGGTAGAACAACAGAAAAAGCAAGTAGCATTATCAAAGGTAAATAATGGCAAAAAGAGCGGCTGTACATATCTATAAATCTAATAGTCGCAAAAGAAAAGGCGTACACGCTAAAACAAAATCAAGTAAAGTAAAATCAAGTAAGAACTATCTTAAACGATATAAAGGACAAGGAAAATAAATTCAATAGGTATATTTTTCCTCCTTTGTGAATTTAATAGGTATTTTTTATTATCTTTGTCAATTCAATAGGGTGTTTTATTAACTCTCATTGATTTTCTTTGTTTTCATTGTTGAAAAAGAGTGGCTATAAAAAGTTGCTCTTTTTTGTTTTGCATATGACAATTTTTGTATATATTAGCACAATGAAAAATTTGCAAAGTAAATTGGTGAATGTTCAAGCGACCTTGAAAGCACCTAAAAATCAACGAAACAATTTTGGTAATTATAATTATAGAAGTTGTGAGGACATTTTAGAAGCAGTCAAACCTAAACTTAAAAAAGAAGGTTTAACTCTTATGTTGTCCGACACTATAAACAATGAACCATTATATGTTATTGCTACTGCTACTATTTCTGATGGTACAGATAGTATTAGTGTATCTGCTCAGGCAGGTATTGACCCTAATAAAAAGGGTATGGATGTCGCACAGAGTTTTGGTGCATCTAGCAGTTATGCAAGAAAATACGCTTTAAACGGCTTATTTTTAATAGATGACACTAAGGATGCTGATGCGACTAATATGCACGGAAAAGTGCCTAAAATGGCTTCTAAAGGCACATTAACCGATACTAAACAATGGCTACAAAAAGATTCTGTTCAATTTAACAATGTTTTGAAAGCAATTAAAGAAAAGGGTTTTACAATGGCTGATGTTAGACAAAAATACAAAGTAAGTAAAGAAGTCGAAAGTCTATTAACAAATTAAATTTAATTATTATGAATGAAAAAAAGTATGTCGGTAGTGGAAAAAAAGTTGGAAACTACGATTTAGTTAACTTTTCTATATCTTTAGAGAAGATTAAAGATTCTACATTTGAGTACAATGGTCAAAAATATGTAAAGCTGACTATTGGAAAAAAGAAAGAAACTGACCAATATGGTAAAACACATAGTATTTGGTTAGATGAGTGGAAACCTGATGAAAAAGCAGAGCCACAAAAAACTGAAACTGATTTACCATTTTAGTTTAACATAATCTTAGAGTGCCTAGTTAGTTTCATTTTATATTTTTTTAGTTGTTTATTTACAGCTAGGCACTTTGAGGTTAAATTATCAAACAATGAAAAATTATATTAATATTAACCTAGCATTTATGAATACAAATTTATCTATACAAGAAGCAGTAGTTTTATCTTATTTGTCATCTTTGGCAATAAAAAAGAATTATTGTTATGCTTCAAACGAAGCTATATGTAACAACCTGAAACTCAACGATAGAACCTTATATAGAGTATTGAAAAAATTAGAAGACAAAGAATATATTAAAAGAGAAACAAAAAGTATTGGCAATTACGGAAAACAAAGAAAAATATTTATATCTCCAAATGCCAGACTTGTCAGTTCCTTGTAATACATAGTGTATATATATAATAAATATATAACATAGTGTATAACATAATATATAACATAGTGTAATACAAAGCAACAATGAAAACAGAATTTGAAAAAATTGGTATATTGCCAAAGGGTAATAATACTCAGCAAAAAGTAAAGTGCCCAAATTGTTATAAGATAGGCAAAGAGCATTATAACGACCCCTGTTTAAGTATAAATCTTGATTCTGGGGTTTTTAATTGCCATAAATGTTCTTGGCATGGTAAAGTTAAATCAGAATATTATATGCCTGAAAAAAAAGTATATCAAAAACCTGTAAAGAATAATCTAAAGAAGTTAAATGCAAAATGCAGAAAGTTTCTTACTAAAAGAGGGATTACTGATGAGGTTATTGAAGCAAACAAAATTATATCTACAAAAGATGGCAATAGTATTGTGTTTCCATATTTTAAGAACAATGAGCTTATAAATTATAAAACTCGTGGCATAACTAACAAAATATTTACACAAAGCAGAAATGGTTTGCCAATTATATACAACTATGATAGGGTTGCCAATGAAAAATTAATAATTATTTGTGAGGGGGAAATAGATTCATTGAGTTGGGAGGTGGCTGGTATAACTTGGCATACATCAGTAAATATGGGAGCTCCTAATGTACACGACAAAAACATAGATAAAAAATTAGAATGTATATCAAATAGTTATGAAGTGTTTGAACAATCTGAACGAATTTATGTAGCAACTGATGAAGATGACAACGGAAGATATTTAGCTGAGGAATTAGTTAGAAGATTTGGGGCAGAAAAATGTAAGATAGTAAGTTTTAAACCATACAAAGATGCTAACGAAGTTTTACTTAATGAAGGTGTAGAATCTTTAAAAGATAGGGTTAGAAATGCTATTGACCCTAAAGTTGAGGGTATATTTGGCATTGATGATATATTCGATTCAATGCTTGACAATTATAGAAATGGTCAAGAAAGAGGTACAACAACTTACATACCAAGTGTAGATTCTGCATGGACTTGGCGAAACGGAGAGTTAAATATTTGGACTGGTTATCAAAATGAGGGAAAGAGTATGTTTTTAAATCAGTTGGCACTATTAAAAGCATTTTTTGATGGTTGGAAGTTTGGAGTGTTTTCACCTGAGAATATGCCAATAAATGACTTCTTTAATGATTTGATTGAAACTTATATTGGCAAAAGTGCTGACCCATTTTTTACTAATAATTACATGAGTGAAGATGAGTTTAGAGAGGGTATGGCATTTATGAAGAAACATTTTTTTATAATATATCCAAAAAAAAGTTATAAATTAGAAGATATATTTGACAGAGCTAAGTTTTTAGTGAAGACAAAAGGTATTCGTTCTTTGATTATTGACCCTTACAATACAATTCAACATAGAATGCAACATGGAGAGAGAGAAGATTTGTATATAAGTAGGTTTATGAGTGAGTTAAAAAGGTTTGCCATTGAGAATAAAATATCAATTCATTTAGTAGCACACCAAGTAACACCTCAGAAAGATGACAACAATAAATATTTTAAACCTGATTTGAACAGGATTAAAGGTGGGGGGACATTTTCGGATAAAGCAGACAATGTATTGTTTGTATGGAGACCAAATAGAGCAGTAGATTTTTCTGATACTTCAGTAATATTTGGCAGTCAAAAGATTAAGAAGCAAAAACTCGTAGGTTATCCTCAAGAGATACACGGCATAACTTTCGATAGAAAATCATCGAGGTATTATTTTCATAGTGAAACACCATTTGAAGATATAGATAAGTTTCGATGCGAAGAAGAGCAAGAGTAGATGCTAACCAAAAAGAGATAGTTGCCAAGCTAAGAGAGATTGGTTGTTCTATTTTACACACACATCAATTAGGAAAAGGCGCACCAGATATTATAATTGGATTTAATAATCGAAACTATTTAGTAGAATTAAAAGATGGTAGTAAAACAAAATATCAACAGAAACTTACACCAGATGAGGTTGAGTTCCAGAATGAATGGAAGGGGAACTATCATGTATGCAATAGTTTTGAACAAGTTAAATCTATATTGGTTGAGTAAGATTCTTAATATATTGGCAAGAAGACATACTGAGTGGTTGAGAATGGCTAGTAGTTTTAAAATTAACAATGAAGATGCTAATGAGATTGTTCAAGAAATGTATATAAGGATGCACGATTATACAAAAGACATTGAAAGGATTATGTATAATGAAAAAGAAATAAATACTTTTTATATATATATTACAATGCGAAACATATATTATAGTAAATTCTTGCAGTTTGGCAAGTCTGTAAAAAACAAAAAGATATTTTTATTTAGTGAGTTTAACAGAGATGATATATATAAATTATATGAGGATGTTGTAGAAGACTATAATGATTTTATAGATAATTATGAAAAAAAGGTTAAATTAGAAGAATTGTTTGATGTCATTGATAAAGAGATTGATGACTGGTATTGGTACGACAAGAAATTAACTAGGTTGTATTTCAATACTAAAATGAGCATGAGAGATATAAGTAAAGAAACAAAAATAAGTTTAAGTTCAATATTTAATACATTAACAAATGCCAAAGAAAAAATCAGAAAAAAAGCAAAAGAGCATTACAAAAAGTACAAAGAGTAAAGGTTTAGGAGATACTTTAGAAAAAGTATTTAAGAAAACAGGAATAGATAAAGTAGCTAAATGGGTGCTAGGTGAAGATTGTGGTTGTGACGATAGAAAAGAAAAGCTCAATTATTTATTTCCATATTATAAACCAGAGTGTTTAACAGAAGATGAATTTAAGTATTTAGATAAATATTTTAAAGAAGATAAACAAACAATACATCCACAAACTCAACAGAAGTTGTTAAAGATATTTAACAGAGTGTTTCATCAAAATAAAAAGATGACAAGTTGTAGTTCGTGTTTCAAAACTGAATTACACAATAAATTACATAGAGTATATGTCGAATATTTAGATGAGTAGTTTAATCAGAAATAGAAAAAAGGTTAGACAAGTCATTGACTTTACAGGAGTGCAAAATGGTAAAATGCACCCTAGCGATATTGATGCTGTGTTAGAGTTTGATAATGAGATACTTATACTCATTGAAGTTAAATATAAATTCAAAAAGATACCTACTGGTCAAAGACTATTGTTAGAACGACTATGTAATTCTTGGCACACTAAAAAATCTATTGTATTAAAAGTTGAGCACGATTACGAAAGTGATGAGCAAAACATACCATTAGAAAATTGTAAAGTAACTGCAATATATTTTGATAAGAAATGGGTTTATTATACTGAGGGTTATGAATTTAAGCGATATATAAATAAGCTAGGCGAGAAATGGGAATGTAAAAAATGTAGCTTTTAAACAAATCTAATAGTATTTATTATTTATATATGCCACTAATAAAACCAAAGAGATACGAACAAAGAGAAAACTTCTTACAGAGGTTTATGAATAATGCCAAAATGATTTTAGAATATCCTGACCTCAAGCAACGATATGCAGTTGCTATGGATATTTGGAAAAAGAAATTCAATTAGACTTGCATAATTAATTAATTATTATTTAATTTGTTTCTAACAATGAAACAATGAGAATAATATTACTACTATTAATTATGTTTATACAAAGTTGTACTAAGGAGAATTGTGATTTAGAATATTATCCTTCGCCTCCTAGACTTGGACCACACCATGTCGAGTATGGAGATTACAATGTCAAATATGTTTATATATGTATAAATGGTTATAATGAAGTGTATAACTATTATGTCTCAGGTGATTGTTGGGAACTAAATTATTCACAAAATTATAATTACGATTGTCAATGAAAGACTTATTTACAACATTAGATGGCGAAGTTTGGGATAGAAACGAACTTGTCGAAAAAGCCATACAAGATAAATTCTACTATGGTTATTTATCAACTGCTTGTTTTTCAAGTAGTGCTGTTAGCAAATTATTAAAATCTCCTAGAGAATATAAAAAGGTAGAAGACTTGCCAACTGAATCTGATGCACTTGCACAGGGATATTTATTTCATGCAAGTATTTTAGAACAGGATAAATTTAATGAATGTTTATTCTTAGATGTGGCAACTAAAGCCAATAAGCAATACAAACTTGCCAAAGCTGAAAGATGGGATGTCTTTACAATGAAAGATAGAGACAAAGCATTGAGAATGCGAGATAGATTTTATAGTTGCAAAGAAGCTAGTGATTTAATATCTGATTGTGAGTTTGAAGTACCACAAGTAGATTATTTATTAGATTATCCTTTTAGGGCAAAAGCTGATGCACTTGGTAGTTTGCTTGTAGATTTAAAAAGTACAAGCGACTTGAATAAATTTAAGTATAGTGCCAAAATATATAATTACGATAGTCAATGTTATATCTATTGTAATATGTTTGGCAAATCTTATAAGGACTTTAGATTCGTTGTTATTGATAAAACACAAACAAATGAAATAGGAATATTTGATGTAAGCGAGGATTTTTATTATAGTGGCGAACAAAAAGTAGAGATGGCATTGAATGTCTATGAAAGATTTATTAAAAATGAATTTAACCTAAATGATTACTTAGTTATAGATACTTTGTAATGAATAATATTTTATACCTAGATAAAGAAGAATGCTACTTAGACACTTTATTATGTTTGCAAACAAATGTAACTACTCTTACAGATGCCATAATGATATTAAAGCATTATGAAGATACTGAAGAATATGAGTGTTGTAGTGGAATATTAAAAGCAATAAATGAATACAGAGAATCTATTAAAGTTAATAAAGGACTTGCAAGAGGACATAGACTATTATGAATCTTATAAGCGAAATTTAATTCAATACATAATTAGAAGGTCTTGTTTTCGTTGTAGGACTAGATTTGATTCGCAACAGATGTTAAGAATCTTAAAAGAGTTACTTGAAGTAAACACAAAGATATATAAATTAAAATATGAAAGACAAATACAGAAAGCTATTGAAGAAGGAATCTCCTAATCTTTACAATAACTATGAAGCTATTATGCTAGAACAATTTGAGTTGTTTGCCAAAAAACAATTAGATTATGGTATTGGCAATATTAGTACAGGAGCAGACTTAACCACAGAAGAAGGAAAGCAATTTGCTTTGAGTGGTTTGTGGTTTAGAATGAACGATAAAATAAGTCGTTGGAAAAACCTAATCATTAAGAATCGAAAAGCTAATAATGAATCTTTAGTAGATACTTTTCAAGACTTAGGTAATTATGCAATTATATCACAATTAATTAGTAAAGAACAATGGAAGAATTAGATAAAAAGAAACCTGATGGTAGAAAAAACAATGGTGCAGTAAAAGGCATCTCAAGAGGTCAAGGAAGAAAACCAAAAGCAACCGAAAAGAAACTAAGTAGCTTTGCTTTACAGAGTATGAAAAAAGTATTTGGTAGTGAGGAAAAAGCATGGTTAGAACTTGCCAAGATGTCAAAGGAGAGCTTTCCTCATATGAGATTACTTTGGGAATATAAGTATGGTAAACCAAAAGAAAGTAAAGAGTTAGATGTGAAAACTGAGGTTAATATTCCTGTAATAAACTTTTTAGAAAAAGAGAAAACTATTGATATTGAATCTAAAGATGTAGATGAAAAAGATTCTAATAGCGTGTGAAGAAAGTCAAAGAGTAACTAAAGAATTTAGATTATTAGGATTTAAAGCGTTTAGTTGTGATATACAAGATTGTTCTGGAGGGCATCCTGAATGGCATATTAAAGGAGATGCAATAAAAGAAGCGTATAGTGGAAAATATGATTTAATGATAGCACACCCTCCTTGTACTTATTTAAGTAATGCGGGTGCAAGGTGGTTATATCCAAAAGGAATATTAAATAAAAACAGATATACAAAAGGGTTAAAAGCAAAAGAGTTTTTTATGAAATTATTAAATGCACCAATAGATAAAATTTGTGTTGAAAATCCATTACCAAGTAAGATATTTGATTTACCAAAACACACTCAAACAATACAACCTTATCAATTTGGAGAACCTTATAGTAAAAAAACTTTACTATGGTTAAAGAATCTGCCTTTATTAAAACATACAAATATTATTGATAATTATAAACCTTATTTACCATCAAATACAGGTGGTAAAAAAAGAGGTCAATCTTATACTTTTGTTTATAGAAGTAAAATTGATAGTAGTAAAACTTTTGTAGGTGTTGCTAAAGCTATTGTAAATCAGTGGTCAAAAGATTTATGAAAAACTTAAATCTAAATAAAAAGTATCAAGCTCTATTTAATTCAAAGAATAGATATTTTGTAATTACTGGTGGTCGTGGAAGTGGAAAATCATTTGCAGTCAATACCTTTCTAGTGTTACTAACCTTTGAAAAAGGACATAGAATATTATTTACTCGTTTTACGATGACTTCGGCAGGTATGTCAATTATACCTGAGTTTATAGAAAAGCTAGAGTTAATGGGTATCGCTGAACAATTTACCATAACTAAAACAGAAATAATAAATAATTTAACAGGCAGTTCAATATACTTTTCTGGTATTAGAACAAGTAGTGGAGACCAAACTGCAAAGTTAAAATCAATTCAAGGGGTATCTACATTTGTATTAGATGAAGCAGAAGAATTAACAGATGAAGAAAGTTTTGATAAAATAGATTTTAGTATTAGAGCTAGAGAAGTGCCAAACAGATGTATATTAATTCTAAACCCTACTACAAAAGAGAATTGGATATATCAACGATTCTTTCAGAACAGGGGAGTTCCTGATGGATTTAATGGCAATAAGAATGATATAACTTATATTCATACTACATACTTAGATAATCTTGAACACTTATCTAAATCGTTTGTTGAACAAATAGAAGATATGAAAGTAAGGAGACCAGAGAAGTATAAGCATCAGATAATGGGTGGGTGGTTACAAAGAGCAGAGGGTGTTATATTTACTCATTGGAATATAGGTAAATTCAATAAGGATATAGATTCAATATTTGGTTTGGACTTTGGATTTAGTGTTGACCCCTCAGCTTTAGTTGAAGTGGCAATAGACAAATCTAGGAAAATTATTTGGTTAAAGGAACATTTTTATAAAACAGGATTAACAACAAGTCAGATATTTGATTTGGCAATTCGATATTGTGGTAAGAATTTAATTGTAGCAGATAATTCAGAGCCAAGACTTTTAACTGAATTAAAAGTAAAAGGATTAAATATTGTGCCAACAATAAAAAAGAAGGGAAGTATATTAACAGGAATTACTTTGATGCAAGATTATAATATTATAATTGACAATTCAAGTATAAATCTAATTCGTGAATTTAATAACTATGCCTGGAAATTAACAAATTCAATTCCCCAAGATAAATTTAATCATGCTATTGATGGCGCAAGATATAGCTGTCAATACTTATTAACTCGTTCTGTGCCACATGGTAGCTATTTTGTAAAATAATTTACAGGGGTATATTTAATTTTTTTTTAATTTATTTTGTCAGTTGCAAAATATTTAGTAATATAGTAATCTAATTACAATACAATGAAAAAAGCAAACATTAAAGCAACCTTAAAAAGATACGATGAAGAAAGATATTTTCATCGTGCAGACTTTGATATTATTATGAAAAATAATATTAAGATATTAGATGAATCAATTAAAAAGAAAAAGAAATGAAACAAAGAGAAAAAGACCAATTAGAGATGGAGGAAAGAGACAAGATAATTGATTGTGCAGATGGCATTGTAGATTATATAACAGAACAAATGATTATGCCAAGAGTAATTGAAGATTTTGCTGATGATTCAGATATGGAACATTTAAAACAAAACCTTAATAATGTAGATAGTTTTGACAAGAATCTTAAAATACTTGACAAGTATACAGACATAGCAAACAAAGTCTATAATCAAATTAAATTAAGAATGTAATGAATAATTTAATACCTGTTGGAACTAAAGTAATGATTGTAGATAACCTACATGAACACCCAAATTATATTGAGGGTAGTGAAGTAACAATAAAAGGTTACGATGAGGATGGATATTATATAATGGATAGTGGTAACTTTTGTTCAGAATCAGAAATAATAATTATATAAAATGAGCATAAAAGAATTAAGACAAAAAATGAATAAACTTGAAAGTGAGGTTGATTGGTGGAGAACATACGGAGAATATGTTTCACGAGTTTATAGAAACATAGATGCTGAAGCTTCTGGATATGCTGATGGAGATGATGAGTATAAAGATAACTTTAATAAAAATGCAGATAACTTATGAAAACAATTTGGCAAATAAGAGAAATGGATATTGAAGATTTAAAAGATGAGCTTACTGAATTATCAGACAAAATTCAATATGATTATTCAAATAGTAAAGATTTAAAATACTTTAGAAAACTACAAAACGAATTTAATAATAGAATATGAAAACATTAGGAAGAATATTAAAAAGGTTCTTTGGCGCAAACAAAGAGCAATATTGGTTATGTATCCCAAAATACATGGATAGCAAGAAAGCTAAGGACTTGTTCATTATGGACACAATAGAATTTTTAACAAGTAAAATAAGAACAGATGACTAGAACACCAGACATAGTTAGAGTGGAAATAAACCACTTAAGACAATTATTAAACAATGCAACAGAAAAGAATAAGGAATATGAAGATAAAATTGCAGAGTTAGAAGCTAAACTTGATGTATATCATAAAAACCTAGAGCATGAGTACAGAAAGCAAAAAGTATAAATATATATTTGCCATAAAAGAATTAGGCGAAAACATATACTTAAAACAATTTAATACTGATAGAAGTGCCGAATGGACTAAATCAGAATATTGTAGAAATAGGAGAATAGAATATATGAATCTATTATCCGAAGAAGAATATAAAACATATTACAAAGATTTAAAACAATGAAAACAACTTTAGAAGAATTAAAAGAATATAACAAAGACTTAGAAGACATGAAAACAAAAAAAGAAACAAAAACAAGACATCAAGCCCTTTGTGAATTTTATAGTTTATTATCAGATGATGATATTATAAATTTAATAAGTATGGCAAGAGGTAGAATATTTGTGTGGAATCCTAATGACAACACTTGTTATTATTTAGATGATGAAGTTCCTGTTTGTCGTAATGGCAATTCAATACAAATAAATTTAATAGAGGAATAAATTTAATAGATATAAATTCAATCCATGTTTTTACCCTCTGTGAATTTAATAAATTCTATGGGGGGTTTTTTATAACCTATAAATATAAATAAAAATTATTTACACTTGACATTTGGTCATGTGGAATATTATACTTAACTTGCCAATGTTTAACTAAAAATATATAATATGCACAGAATAGAACGAAACATTTTGCACCATGCAAAACAAAATAGAGAGCTAAGAAAGTATTTAAAAACAGCGACAGAAAATGGGTACTGTTTTAAAGATGACAAAGCTTTTGAAAACAAAAAGGGCATATGTTACATCCCTGAATTATCAGACACAAAATACAGCTATAAAGATTTTATGAATATAGCTAAAGGCGATGAAGACTTAGCATATACATTATTTTCTATGGTAGATTGGCAAGAACCTGAAACTTTGTTGGAGGATTTTAATAATTAAAAATTATATGTTCATGTTTTTGAGGGGGTTAATTTTAACCCTCTTTTTTTTGTCTTGATTTTAATAATTTAACATAATGTAAGTTATAGTTCATTTTATAAATACTAAAAGTTGGATATTGTATTAAATCTCCATATGCCATTTAAGGCACTTTTTAAGCGATTTAATGAATCATCTATGTTCTGTAATATATTACCCTTCAAAAAAAAAGTTATGCCAATAGCGACAATTTTCCTGAGGTAGAAAAATGACCATAAAAAAAATATTTGACAAAACACTTGCATATGTCAGTTGCGTTTTGTAGTATTGAAAATATTAATTTTAAAACTATATAATATGAATTACACACTTTCAAAAGTTGATGCCATGACAAGTGACATCATTTTTAACTATGTCTTAGAACCTGTTTATCAAAAAGGTATCAACGACAATTTAAACGATTCTGATTTAAGAGCAGAACTGAACGAAGAAGCAAGTAAATATCTTGACATGGTTGGTGAAGATAGATATGTATTTGAAGATTTAGTAAATGACTTTTTAGACAGATTATAATCAACCTGGGGGGTGTAAAAACCCCCTTTAATTTAAAACACTAAAACAATAAAAACAATAAATATGAAAACAGATATAAAAAATAAAACAGAAATAATAATTAAAACAATTCAACATAAACCTCATATGTCTGAAGGTGTTGGAAGTTGGGGAAATGGATATTTAGAAATCCCGAAAGAACATTTTGCCTATGATTATTTAATCTGCTATATTGACGATTGGGGTTTTAATGGGAGTTTGTGTAATGAAGATATAACTTATCATCGTGAATTTGAAGATGGAATAGTAATTGGTTTTGACACCCTACATAGTTACAATAATGAAAGCCACAATGAGAAATGGGTTTTAGCTAAATGTAACGAAATTAAGGATTATTTAAGTAGTCCAGAGAGGTTGAAAGAGGTTATAAATTTAACACTTAGAGAAATAGATGATTCAAAAATGAAGATAAAAAAACTAAAGAATAAACTTAAAAAATTAAGAGAATAAATAAATTCAATACTTAAATTTAATACCCCTTTGTTAATTCAATGGGGTTTTTTTGTGCTTAATTTTGGCAAGATACAACAAACCTAATTTATAAAGCTAATAAAAAAATAATTAAAAAAGTTCTTGTATATGTCAGTTGCGTTTTGTAATATTGTTTCTAAGTTCATTGACATCTCGGAAAACAAAGTAAAATCTAAAATTTAAAAACATGGATACAATTAGAAAACAAGTGAAAAAAATTGTTACTAAATATTTAGTAAGTGAAGGACATCTTAACGACCTCGCAATGTTTCAATTTATTTATTTTGAAATGGATGAAGAACTCGGAAAATCAATAATTGGATTAGAGAATTATAAAAAAGCTAACCCAGACCGAATCGAAGATATAGACATGAGAATCTGTCTAGCTCACGACATCGGAGGAATTTTAAGAGAGGAGAAATGTTTTCTCCCTCGTTCATTATCTTACACAGAATATTATGAAAACAATTAAAAACTTAATTATTAAAGCCCTTGAGATTTATTCTTTTGGGCTTTTTACACTCTTTTTGATAGTGTTGGGCGGTTTACTACTATTTGAGGTAATTATGCCTTTATTCTATCAATTTTTATTATTAATCTTTAAACTATAAAACAATGAAACAATATCCTATTTGGAATCAAATCAATTCCTGTGCTTACAAGAGCTCAAATAAATCTTATGGAGTTCGTGAACATTCAGAAATAAAAATGTTAGTTGGTTCAAGTTCTAGTTATTCCAACCATTTCTGTACAATCAAACAGACTAAAAAAACTTTTGGAGATTGGTCCTCCTTTTGTGTCTTGATTGATGACAAAATAATAAAGCAAAGTTGGTTTAATAATAAGACCAAAGAATTTAGAAAACGAAAACCTAAGAACATTGAGGGGAGCAATTAGCTCCCTTTTTTTTTGCTCTTGTTCAAACTATTTAACATAATATATGTTATGATTCATTTAATTTTTATTAATTATTTGGACCTGTTTATTAATTATTAAATCATAGCTGTAAAAATCTAACTTGCTGATAATCAAGAAAAAAAGATTAATTAAACTAAATTTTTTTATTATTCCTCTAAATCCTACGCAAAAGACACAATTTAAGCTATATTACAAGCTATTTAAGAGCATTTTAATTTAATTCTATATATACACCCCATTTTGCGCCTAAAATCGCTTAGAAACGATTTATTTTTGTTTGTATGGGTGTTAAAAAAGTAAATATTAATTGAGTATGCCTGTTTGTGTGCCTCTCTGCTTTATTACTCCACTCTCTCTACAAACTAAGGTTTCCATCTGACATTTGTAAGTCCAATGTGAATTTAATACCTTTATGAATCTAATGGGTAAAATGTTTTATACTGTTTTGAATCATACTTTAAATGCCGCAGGGTTTTGTATTAATAATGGAATCAAAGTGTATCCTGTGCCAAAGACACAGACGGAGTTTTACATTGAAGTTGATAATAATGGAAATATAACAAGAAGCCCTAAGACTTATGGAGCAAAAGAATGGAGTGAGAAAGTATGTGAAATATATGTTCACTATTACAAGAAATTATCTCCAAATGTCAAATAGTCAGAATATATATATTATATATATAATACATAGTGTATATATAACACTATGTTTAGATATACATAGTGTATAGATATACTTAGTGTATAACATATATGTAACATACATAAATAATAACATATTCTACCTGACATATATTCAGGTGAATAGATTGAGATACAAAGATTAACTAAATTATTAATTATTATATGGCAAGAAAAACTATTGAGTTAGAAGTACCTACAACTCTTGAAGATATTAAATTATGGCAATATCAAAAATATATGAAAGTTGTAGAAGCTCACAAAGACGCTGAACAAACAGAAGAGCTTATAGACTTTTTAAATATGAAGCTCGTTGAAATATTTTGTAACGTAAGTTTAAAAGATGTTTCTAAAATATCTGTAAGAGGGTATAAAAGAATATTAGATATATTAAACAAAGCGTTTGAAGAGAAACCTAAGTTAGTTCAAAGGTTTGATTTGGAAGGAGTAGATATGGGTTTTATACCAAAACTAGATGATATAAGTTTAGGTGAGTATATTGATATTGAAAATAATTTATCTGATTGGCAAAAAATACATAAAGCGATGGCTGTATTATACAGACCAGTTAATTTTAAACTAGGAAATAAATACGATATTGCTCCTTATGAAATAAATGAAGAAATACAAGAAGTAATGAAAGAAATGCCAATGAATGTAGTTTTAAGTTCAATGGTTTTTTTTTACAGTTTAGGGACGGAATTACTTCTAGCTATACCGAGATATTTGGAGAAGAATCTAACGAAAGAGAATATGCAACAGCTAGAGCAATATTTGGAAAAAAATGGGGATGGTATCAATCAATCTATGCTCTCGCTAAAGGGGATGTCTCGAACTTTAAAAAGGTTACAAAGCTACCATTATTCCAATGTTTAAATTATTTAGCGTTTGAAAAAGATAAAATAGAAATAGAGCAACAAGAAATAAAAAAAGCATATAAAACATGACAACATATTACGACATATTAGATACACTTAAAACATATCTTCAAGGTAATTCAAACATTAACACAGTTACAAGTGGAGATATATTTGAAGTAGATTTAGCTAAACAAAGTATATTTCCTTTGGCACATATAATTGTAAACAACTGCACGTTTCAAGAGCAC